GTATCATATTGTATTGTTTAAAATAATATACAAGTATACTACTTTAAACAATACAAGGCAATACTTTACTACAAATTTATTTTTGGTTAAAACCCTGCTACACTTGGACTTATTTCTAAATGCAAACTGGTATTTCCACGTCTTAGTGTTACCCCTCCAGTTGACATCCTGTGGTAACTAGAAGCATCAATATCAGAACTGATTGCTGCTAGATCACCTGAACCAATATTTGACAAGTTTTGGATGATTTTGTACTGTTTTGGCATAGGAGTCAAACCAGCTACAACACCATGCAACATTCTACGTCCTTTCTCACATACAAATTGCAAGTTAGGCTCTCCATCAAACATACCATCATCAATAAACACCATTCTGTAAGACTCCAATGGGAATCCAGTTTCAGGGTGTAGAGGAGATTTTACTGCTCTGCGACCGTAATCGAAGATAGGGTTATGTTTTACTTTGATGTAATATCCATCAATGTGGTACATTGCAGAGAAGAAACCAGTTGACAACAAGTCATAATTAGAATCTCCTTTGATAAATTTATCAGCTGCTGAACCACCACCTTGAGCCAAGATGTTCTGGATAGTACCAGATTCTTTCATTGCACGATCAAACTCACGCATTCCACCACGACCAGTATACAAAGTGATTGACAAACCCTCTGTATCAGACTGACCGAAGAAAGCATTTGCTACTACGTTCTGTAAGAAAGAGTAAGTCAATTTGGTATAAGTGGTGTAGTTGTTAACTTGTTCCAAGATACCAGCACCAGTAGGGATTGGCTTACCAGTGAAAACATCTTTCAAAGGAATTTCACCATTTGCTCTACGGTTGTAGCGAGAATACCAGAACATATGTTCTACCTCCTCCAACCATGCACGTTCAAATTGATATTGTTCAAAATCCATCCACAAGCTGATAGGAGCTTTTCCTTCTGCGTTGATAGAGATTGACATTACACGATTAGCAGAGTTACCAGCCCACTGATGAGACATGCGGATGATGCTCATTTGGTTTTTGTATTTACCTGGAGCTACACGCTTAAATTCAGTACCACGAGACTCTGATTCAGCATTAAAGGTGTTAAGATCTGACCACAAAGTACCTACAGCAAGCTCAGAAGCTGGGACAGAAACTGTGTCAGCTACTGCATTCAATTGCAGAGTGTATTGAAAACCTTCGTTTACTTTAACAGGATCACCCAACACATAAGCTTGTACTCCAAGAGGAGATTCAATCATGTAGTTACGCTTCAACCAGTTGTCAGTAAATGTCAAGGTAAAAGGTTGGTTACCTAAGCCTACGTTTACTAACGATGCTGGAGCAACAGCTACAGGACAAGCTTTGTTCAAACGGCTCATTACTGGCCAAGTGAATTGAATGTCGCTTAATTCTTTTACTTTTGCATTGGTCTTCTTGAACCCACCATCAGCGGATACAATGTCACCCATTGTTGCCATTGCCAAAGGGAAAGATTTTGTAGAATCGCCCAAAAGCCATGTTAATTTAGTCGTCAATTCTGCTGGAGAACCGTGACGAGCTGCGTAGAAATTGTTTTCATCCAACATTGCCTTCGCATCGAAGATGTCTTGTTGAACCTGAAAACGAAACTTATTACCCCTATTACCTGCCATTTTTTATTTGTTTATTTTAAATTGTTTGTTTATACTTCAAAATCTTTTAATGTTAGTGATCTTGGATCACTTTCTGTACCACTACCTTTTTTACCTCTAGCTGCTTCTGCATTAAGTTTTAGCTTAAGTTTTTGTGCATTTTCAGTAGAAGCTTTGATCTGTATCAACTTAGAAAGATCACCTTTCTTAAATTGAAAGTATTGGTACTGAAGTAGCTTTTCTAAATTACCAGCATCTAAAGGTGTAGCAAACTCGTATTTACCATCCGCTGTTCTGCGTAAGCTTGACAAAGCAAATCGTTTAAAATCTTGAGCTTCCGCTTTCCCAGTTAACTTAAAGTTGCCAAGCTTACCTGATTCAAGAACTTCGTCAATGGCCGACACCGTCAGCTTATCTTTTTTCTTTTGTTCTTCAGCCTTAGCTTGTTGTTCTTTAAGAACACGATCAGTCACTTCTGCTTGCTCTGCCCTTAATTCTTCCAGGGCAGATTTAGCTTCTGCTACAACACCTTCTTCAGAATCTTCAGCTGTTTCAAGTAATCGTTTGATTCTTGATTCACTTTTAATTCCCTTACTTTGGTAGTATTCTTTAAGTATTTCTTTAGCTAATTCAGAATCTGAATCATTTAATTCAACCTTAGAATAATCTCTTGATGTTACAGCTTTAAATAAATCTGCTACATCCCCACCATTATAAGCATGTTGAAGAGCTTTGTAAGCAGCTGGATACTTAGTTTCAATTTCTTCTAAGAATCCATCTAAAGCAGCTTCCCTTACAGCTTTTTCTCTAATTGCTATACCTTGGGGAGTAAGAGGATCTACATCACCGTAGTCTACTTCTACTCCCTGTCCAGTAATTTTTTCTACTTCTTCAAAGAACGCTGAAGGATCTTCAACTCCACTATCTGATTCATCATCAGCTTTATCAGTAGGTTTTTTATCCTTCTTTTTATCTTCTACTTCTTCCTGCTCCTCTTCTTCAGATTCCTCTTCAGGTTCTGGCTCAGGTTCTTTTTTCTTTACCTTCTTTTTAGGTTCAGGCTTTTTCTCTTCTTCCTCTTGCTCCTCTTGTTCTTCTTCCTGACCTTCCTCGGTTTCTTCTACCTCTTCTTCAGCAGATGAAGATAAAAGATTTTCTTCCGTAAATTGATCCCAAATAGATCCCTCTTGTTCTTGTTTTGCCATAGTTTAGTTGTTAGTTGTTCAAATATAGTAGGTTGGTAATAATTGGTTCTTTAGTATTTAATAGCTAAAGAATATTAAGCTTTTTCTCTAGATTTTTTCCACTTATCTAATTTTGGTCTAATGTAGTGTTGAAATATCCAACCACCTAATGCACCAATTAAAGCTAGTACAAACGCACTTAAAGCTTGTAGAATGAAGGTTCCAACTGTTACTGTAGTTACAGTTCCCAGGATTACGGCTATCAACTCATTTGATTGTTCTCTACTCATGACGTTTTTACATTTTATTTTTTAGTTTCATTTTTTCTTTTTCTTTTCTCCAGCTACTGGGTTCATCATTTTTACTTTATTATTTTTATCAGCAATGCGTTCTCTAACAACCAACTCATGTTGTTTAAGGTCTAGTTCTCTATCTTTTTGTCTGGCTTTTACAGCTTCAGCTCTTTCTTTTAGGGCAATTTCCCTTTTCTTGTTCTGGTCATCAGAAATTACTTTCTGTGCAGCAGAAGGATCAATAATTGCTTCTGGATTTTGATCTACTCCAGATTGTTTCAAGATTTCTAAATCTTCTTCTCTATCGTATTTAACATGCAATAATCTTTCTTCAATAACTCCTTTTAATTCTTCAAAAGCATTTTGAATCATTACTAATCTTTCTTGTCCTTCTTGCTCAGACTGAGCAGCAGCTTGAGCTTGTTCTTGAGATTTCATCTCCATCTCTTGAAGAAGAATCTTAAGTTTAGAAAGCGATTTAGCTTGTACTACATCTACTATGGTTGACGGATTAACACCGTTTTGTGCAAAAGCTTGTACTTGTTGACGGACCATTTCTAGGTTAGCTAAATCTCTTGCAGATCTGGAAATGTACACACCCATATCCATTTCAGTATACTCAGCTGGGTCTATAGACAAGAACTGTGTTCTAAAATCATCACCCTGGTATACTGCTTGATAGCCATCAGACCAAGCTAGTTTAGATATGTCAAGTAATCCTTGTAATTCAGAACGAACAAATTCTTCAAATCTAGAGAATACTTTTTCAGATATGATGGACGAGTTGTTTGCTGCTAGTTGTGCTCCAGTTGCTGTGTCACTTGAAGTTACATTACCTTTACGTTGTCTTGATATTCCAAGCAACTCATCCCACTCTTGTTTAACAAATGTCATTAAACTAATCAGATTCTCTATATGTTGATAGAGTCCCATGTCTAACACGTTGTATTGGTTAAATGATTTATCTACACCAGGTTGACTTCTATCAATAAGTGCCCATCCTGTAGCATCTGCCCAATAGAAAAACTTCTCCTCATCCCAACCATGTTTTTTAGGAATAGCACCTTGATCCATCAAGATAATTTTACCTTTGGACTTGGCTATTGTTTTCTCCATCTGGAAGTGGAGGATACGGTGTAGTATTTCGTAAGGCATACCCATCTCAACAACAGATACGTTTTGAGAGTGTGTATCAGAAAATCTTTTACCATTATAAGGTAACTTACACATAGAAGAGTTGTTGACTGTGTTTCTTTGTCCTTCTACAGGTTTAATACCTAAGAACATCCCTCTCCTGTCTTTTACGTTTATTTTATACCCTTCCCAAACTTCATTAACCCAGTACCACTCACAAGTTTCCCCAGCTTCTTTGTTTACTTTGTAGTTTTCTGGTACTTCCATTTGTTCTGCTTCACCAGTCATTGGGTTGATGTAAGTAAGAATACCAATCTTGGTCAAATACTTCCAGGTACAGTGAAACACAACTACTTTAGATTTACGTAAGTCCCTGTCATCACGTAAAGCAAGTTGGTTACTTATTCTTGCACCGTTAAAGCTTAGATGACCCGACTGGTCTTCAATAATATCAATTTCATCTTCTTCTAATTCTTTGTAGAATTGATCTTGAATCTCTGAAGGTGTCATGTAAATCCTACGTACTACCCATTGACCGTCTTCTATGTATTCTGAATCAGGAGATTTGTCATAATCTATGTCAAGCGGAGAACACCTTTCGTATACCATTCTTCCGCCACGCATACCTTTGTAGGTAAAACATTCTCCAGCAATTAACCAATCTCTAAATAACCGTTTAAATTTTTCTTCAAGTTGGTGTTGGTCAATTATAATGTTGAGGGCTGTATCAGCAATTTCAGCTCGTTTGTCTCTGTAGTTAGAGGCGTAAGCTGCTTTTATCTTTTCAGGAAGTTGTGGTTGTTCAGTTGGTACACCTGTATCTTGTCCAGAAGCATTTAAAGCGTTAATGAATTGTTGTTCTAAAGACTTGAGAATGTCTTTGTACATTGCTTCCTGTGCTTGATTATAAGCATCAGAGTTGTGTACTTTAACTGTAAAAGAGAAAGGTCTTTTTTCGTACTCCCCTTCAAGTAAATCTACATTTGGTCGAATGATTGAGTAGCCACGTAACCTTGCTGGCCAATTTGTATAGTCACTGTTTGAAGAGTTTAACGGGTTAGTTACATAACGAAAGAAAGAATCTGGTAACCTATTGTTGTAAGCTTCGTAAAATACTCTTGGATCTCTAATGTTAGGGTTGATTACTTCATCCATAAAAGTACCTAGACTAATGTAGTAGTCCATTACTTTTTTGGTATGTTCAAAATCATTCTTAGTCTTTTCAGAATAAGTTGTTCTTAATCTTGGTAATCTTGAACTGTGTCCTGTATTATTTTCTAACATTGATTATATTATTAAGTCAGTTGGGTTTTGTCTAGAATATAAATCCCTTTGGATAGGTAACATTTCGTGTGGTTGTAATCTATATTCTTTATCACTTCTTGAATCAGAAAATAAGTTCCTGCTAAAGATGTGATCTCTATTCTGTCTAGTTTGTTGTTCTACTACTTGTAATTCAGCTTCCTGAAGTATAGCCATTAAGACTAGCATACAGGAAATACGGTCAAAGTTACCGTTTGGTGAGTATTTTATCAACTCCTCAAGTAATGCTCTATCGTATATCTTTTCTAGGTTAAGAACATATTGAGTATTCTCTCCGTTTATTTTTATAGCTCTTTCTTTTAACAACCAATCTACAAATTTTTGTATTAATTCAGGCTTATTTGCCTCTTCTACTCTTACGAAAAACTCTCTACCACTGATCTTTTTATGTTCTTTTGAATGGTTGAATATAGTTGGTCGTTCTCCACAATAGTTTAGGAAACCGTATTGTTTTGCATAGTTTAACAAGTCGTTACCCCCACCTTTGATTTCAGTTTGTACAATAGCGTTAAAATAACGAGCAGCTAGAAATACTTTTCTATGAAAATCTTTGGCTCTTGGTGGCCTACCTGCGTACCACGCAACTAGAATATCATCTTCAGTTGCAAATAGTGTATTTGTTTTCTTATACACATAAAAGGAACCAAGGGAGTTCCATTGAGTTGTTTGGTCCAGGTCTTGATAAAAACAGTCAGCTACAATGTAGTACAGGTTGTCAGGTACTTTTCCTTGATCATCACGTAAAGGAGCTTCAAATAAAATGAAAGCTCCTTCTAAAGCCTCGTCTGTTTTATGTGGATAGTGATCTACAGGAGTAAGTTTAGGGTTTAGTTTAAACATTACCTGACCTTCTTCTATTTCTAATTCACCTTTTTTGAGAATACCAGAAATATCTGGAGAGGAGTCAACTAGTCTAAGTTGTTTTTGTAATTTTTCAACAGGAAATGGATTGTTATTTAAACGCATTAAAGCTTCCATAGGGGTATATGGATACTCAGCTATTTGTTTATCCATTAATATGGATGAACCTTTTGCAGCTTTTTCTCGTTGTTGATCATGGTATTGTTTTGCTTTTGCAAAATCTGTATTACCCCACTTGTCCATGAATCTAGTCATGTTTGCCCAAGCTGGAAAAAAGAATCCATGATCTTTGGGTAATATTGCTTCTCCTTCCCAACAGTTTTCAAAAGGTAAACAATCAAATACATCTGGGTTGCTGAAGATGTTTTCTAATCCTGCAATACCTGGTCCTTGTTCCCCACCAGTTCCCCACACGCACATCATAGAAAATTTAACACCACCTTCTTCAGCTAATGCCTTTGCTGTCATCCAAGAAGATTCAAGATTAGGGAATGAACCACCCTCCTCAAAGTTTACAAATCCACGAGCACCACGAAGCTTACGTGGATGATCAATTACAGCTCCTTGTATTTCTCCACCAGTCTTTACCTCAGCCCCAGTATCAGGGTCTAGAAAAGAAGCTTTTTTATATAAGTCTTGATCTTTAAATTGTCGCAGGTGCTTAAATGCCCGTTCAGTAGACGAGTTGTGGAAGTTGATTTGATCCCAAGCTTTAGAGAGAACACCATCTTTGTTCAAGTATCTTTCTACAGCAACAAAGTAGAATACAGGAGTCTCTGTTTGAAATGTGTATTCGTGAACACCAAAAGAAGCCATTAGTTCTGAAAAACCAGTACCACGAGGTTTAAGAATAGCTAAGTTTAAACCACTTTTGATAGCTAGATCATAATCAATAGAAAAGAAATAGTGAATAGGCCAAAAATTAGGGAAGGATGTAACTCGTTTAGATACTGCTACACCCTTCTCTACAGTTTTCATTTGTTTGTAGTTCAGGAAGTGATAATACTTTCCAGGTATCCAAAGTTTAGTTATTGGATTCTCATACCCGTATAAACACCTTTCTCTTTCTTCTCCCCAAAAGATATTATACTTCTTTGAGTTAAATACTTCACCACAATACTTTCCTTCTTTTAGGAACTTATTAGCAGCAGGACTAAATAACTCTGTGTGTTCAAAGTAAGTATTAAGAAGTAAGTCTTTGTTAAACTTACCCCTGATCTTCTTCGGTATTTGTTGTATTAAACTTTCGTTTTCCATTATCTTTGTTCATTGCCATCCAACCCAACTCATGATCACCCTTAGAAGTTGGGGTTGATACTATTCCCAGTTTACTTTGTTGTTCCAATTCTTGTAAAGTTTTTAAGAATGAGGGTAACTCCTGTAATGTTTGCATTATAGATTTTGGGTTGTGTACTAATGCTTGAGTAGCTGTTCTCTCATCTAAGTCGATTCCTTCAAGGTGAGTTTCAAATCTATCTAGAAACTTTTCTATAATTTTTACAGACCTTGTTGTCCGATTTACAGAACCTTTTAAGAACTTTTCAATAACGAGTTTAAGTTCAGGAGATTCTACCCAAAACTCAGAGAAGTTACAATCTTTTTTAGCCTCTTCTAATCTTTCTTTTTCAGAATAATCACGGTAAGGTGATTTAGGAGAATACACTAGGTATACGTACCTCAACTCATTTAGAGCTTTGAGCTTCTTTCTTCCATCCATATCTCCTTTAGTATCTTTGTTGTATTTAAGAGTTAGTAAAGCTTGTACTTCAGGCACAAGTTTAACTTCCTCCATTACAAACTCAAGATCACCATCATTGTTTATCTTCAGCCAATCCATAAGTCAAATTTCTGTACATTGTCCAGTACCCAACAATTTTATTTATATCTCCAAACACTAAGTAGTCGTTTGTTGTATCATAACAGCTAATGTAGAATTTTGGTCCTTTAAACTTTTTCCAGTCTTCTTGGTATGGATAAGATTTGATTGCCATTATTTGTTCCCACAAGATGTAAACTTCTCCAGAGTGTTCTGTATATTCTCTATCTACTTTAGTATCTACTTTGATACCTAACTCTTGATACAGCTCATAGTTATCTTTATCTTCTCCGTCTTTGTAGACAGGTTCTCTAAAAATAACTGTAAGCTTTAGTGGATCGTTAAAGTTGTAGTTTGGATCTAGTGCAATCATCCCTCAACTATTTTAAGTATTAAATACGTTAACTGTACTTCATCAATATCTTTGAATCTTTCTTTATTCCAAACCCACACATCTTCATTAGCAAATTTGTTGATAGATCCGTAACCATTCATCTGTAACTCAACTTGTTCAATAAACCCTGGTTCTGATTTAAGGACAAGTTGTTTTAGTGTTTCTTTTTCAATTGTTATCATAATGTGTTAGTATTTGGTTATATACTGTTTCTGGGTTAGTGTCTTTTAAATATCTTATAATTGTATCATCTGTTAAAGTAAGATTATTGTTTGGTATAAAACTTGTGGGCCAATGTAGGGTTGGTGGTTTTCCTCTTTCATTTAAACCCCATACAATTTCTTTCCCATCTTTTATAAACCTATAATCTAAATTACCTGATTCTAGACTAGAGTAGTTGTTGTTAAATAATGTAGGTTCATAATTAAAATCATTATTTTTAAATACTTTTCTGTGAGGTTTCCAACCTTCTTTCAAAAGAATGTCTATTAATGTCATTTTTTCTTAATTGTTATCATGTGTCTGTATTATTATAGTAATTCCGTCATGTTTAAACTTCACTCTTTTACTTATTTCCTCCGTATTGTAGTTATTACTACTTGCATCTAAAATGTCTGTATAGTCTACCCTTATTCCGTCAAATATTTTATCTAAAGTGAAGGTAACTTCACTACTTAATGTATATAAAGTAAATGTCGCTATTTTATCTAAACCTTGCTTATTAATTTCGAAAATATTCATTCTGGTTGTAGTTTAATTTTACCTGTTCTTACTGCTTTCTTAAATTCTTCTGCTTGTATTGGATCTAATCCTTTTAAATAGTTGATCATCATTAGTTCTTTTGTTTTACACTTGAACACACCAAGATATGGCCATCTTACATTATCCCAGCTACCTGATTCAATTACCATTTTAGTAAACTCAGATTGACAATCAATAATGTCTTTAACATCTTTTAAAGGTAATCCAAGTTCTTGAGCTACTTCTTTTAAGATTAATGTGTTAGCTATTATTTTTTCCATCTATGAGTTTAGTTATTGCATATTTTATTAACATTTCCACTAAAAATTGGTATGTATCATCAATTTTATTAATGTTTTCAATTGGGGTCGACACCCAAAAACCAGGTATAACAACTTCGTTGTAATTTGTATCTTCATTCTTATACGCTATTTGTAAAGTAATAGTATCTTCATTTATACTTTCCTTTATTGAAAATTTAGTTACTGGTTTAGACTTATCTCCTTACTTTCTAGCTGTAGCTAACTATCGGACTAAACAACGTCGTCTTGCCCAAATCAACTGGGTACATAGTCAAGCTGAATCTACAGGCATAGCAAATGCTTCCTTTGATTTAGT